CGGTGCCAGCCCGGCAGAAACGCAGCGTTATCTCTGCAGTGTCTGGCAGAAAATCCGCGCTAAGTTGCACCGCGAAGAAATCCGCATCTTCGGGATCCGCGTTGCTGAGCCTCATCATGATGCGACTCCGCACTGGCACATGCTCATGTTTATGCGCCCGGAGCAGGCTGAGCGCGTGCGCGAGATTGTGCGCGATTACGCCTGGCAGGAAGACGGCAGCGAGCTGACAACAGACAAGGCCCGTAAGGCCCGCTTTCACGCCGAGGCTATCGACCCGGAGAAAGGCAGCGCGACGGGTTACGTTGCTAAATACATTTCCAAGAATATCGATGGCTACGCGCTGGACGGCGAGACGGACGACGAAAGCGGTAAAGACCTTAAAGAAACCGCCTCGGCCGTTTCTGCCTGGGCGGCACGCTGGCACATCTGTCAATTCCAGTTCGTAGGCGGCGCGCCGGTCACGGTTTACCGCGAACTGCGCCGCATGGCTGACAGCGAAACCGCACACGGACTTAGCGTCGAGTTTGCGGCAGCGCATGATGCAGCCGACGCAGGCGACTGGGCCGGATACGTTAACGCGCAGGGAGGCCCATTCGTGCGCCGTGACGAGCTGGCCGTGCGCCCGTGGTATCAGGCAAGCGAAGACGTTAATGAGTACGGCGAGGAAACCGTGCGCATCAAGGGTGTTTACGCAACTGAAGTTGGCGACGATACGCCAATTTTAACCCGTCTGATGCAATGGAAGATTGTCCCGAAACGTGCCGTTGATTTGGGCTTTGAATTTAAGGACGCGCCCGCGTCCTCTCGGAGTTCTGTCAATAACTGTACGGAGCCGACAGGCTCTGAAGCCGCTATCGATTTCACAAAGCCCCCTACTCGCGCCGAGCGAAGAAGGATTATTAAGCGATTTAAAGAAAAGCCAGCGCAGGAACAACCTGAGCCGGACAAATATCACTCTGAACTAAGTCATTACAAAGAACGGGAGGCGCTGAAAAAGAGTTTCTTTGAGATCTCAAGGTTAACACTGTCCGATGGTGAAGCTGTGCGCTTGATGAACGGCCACACAATCAAGGTTGGGGAGCTTTCTTACTGGAGCGGTACAAGCGGCTACCTCTTCCATAGACGGCGCAAAATTCCCACTCCATTAAAGCGCTTCATTGCGCTCGCGAGAAAAAGAGGCATACAGCTACCTGATTAATAAAACGGCAGTCGGACTAATCTGAGCCGCACGCTTGTTTACGATTTTAGCTCATCATGATACTGTTTATACATACAGTATATTTTGACTAGAAGGAGTTAATCATTTGATGGATATAGATAATCTAAGCGAGACGGTTGCACGCATCCAGTTCATTGCTGACGTATCACTGATCGCACACTGCAAAGAAGATGAATTAAAAATGGCATTGTCGATGATCAGCGACATGGCAGGGACAATCGACACATCGGTTTTCGAAGCTGCCATATACCGCCAGGCTGAATGATTAATTGCCCCTTCCCTACCCTTCACTAGCCACCTTTCAGGTGGCTTTTTGCTTCTGCATCAAAGTGCATATGCTTGCATGAATCCGCATGATCCAGATTGGATCGCTAAGCGTCTGTAAGACCAGAGCTGGCGCGCTCAGAGGTTGTACATGCACATGCATGAAAAGCGATGCATAAAGCGGGCAGGCGTGGCGGGGATAGCATTGCGCGCTACGAAAAAAATTGATAAAAATATACAACCAACAAATTAACGTAATTTTTTCTTAACAAAATGGAATTTTGAATGATTAATGAACAATTCTACGATTACATTGACCATGAACTGCAAGCCATTATCGATAGCGAGGTTTATTCGCCTTATTTCGTTAACTTAAAGCAAATTGAGCAAAAAAAATCATACGCTTTTTTAATTTGGTTTCTAAACAGCTACGGCAGAATAAGTAACGTCGAAGATTATATTACTGATGGTCATGATGATTATTCTTGCGACATAATACTAGATAAGGTTGATTCGCAAGGTGAGAAAATATTCTACTTAGTACAATCAAAATGGAACACTAAGAAAAACTGTAACTCTGAGTTTGACAATAAAGACTTAAAGTCTTTCTTAAGTGATGTGCAGAGTGTAATTAAAGGTGATAAAGCCGAAGGCGCTAACGAGAAATTTAATAGGCAATATCAGCATTTGAAAGAGCATGTGAAAAGAAATGGTAAAATAAAAATTATTTATTTATGCTTAAAAAATAATTGTAATGATTCAAATGAAAACATTAAGTCTCTTAAGGATATTATTGGCGGGCAATTAGAAATTGAAGGTTTTGATATCAATCGTCTCAAAATCGATTACATTTCTCAAGAATACAGGAAGAGTATACCTCCAAATCCTTTAGAGAATATTTACTCTCCTGATTTAGAAAAAATAACAATGGAAGTAATTAGGGATGGCAGTAGTAATATAGAAATAAAAGACCCTTTCCCAGCTCATGTTTTTTTAGTTAGGCCAAAATTAATATTCGAATTGGTCAGCAAGTATGGCGTTTCATTATTTGATAGGAATGTTAGAGATCCAATTGCATCTTCTAACATAAATGAAGAAATCAAAAGTACGCTTTTAAAAAACCCTTCTTATTTTTGGTATTATAATAATGGCATTACCGCAATTACTCGGCGAATCCCTAAATTAAACTCTCAGGCTGAACAGTTTGATATTTTAGGTTTGCAAATCATTAATGGTGCGCAAACTGCTAACTCAATTTATAATGCTTATAAAAATTGTAATCAAGCAGAACGAGAAATTTTGGATGAAGAAGCAAAAGTTACATTTAGACTTTTGAAATCAGGCGGTGATGATTTCGATTTAAAAGTTACAAAATACACTAACTCACAGAACCCCGTATCGGAAAGAGATTTTTGGTCTAATGACCCTATTCAACAGAAACTGCAAAATTACTTTTTTAATACATCAATATGGTATGAAAAAAGAGAAGGTGAATTTAGAGATCATCCAGAAGATATCTATGTGGTACAAAATAGAATGTTTGCCTGTTCTTATTTTTCATTCTGGTTAAACAGTCCTGTGGAACTTTTAAAATCTTTAGTGAAAATTCGTGGTGGGGATATAGATCTGCTCTTCACATCTAGAGTTGAGAATAAAGACGGATTGTATGAGCGCATTTTCAACGATAATACTAAACCTCAGGATGTACACTCTTCATTTATAATGTTCGCATTGATTGCAGAGCTTCCAGCTTATAGAAGAAGAGGGCGTGAGATCCTTTACACAAATTGCTTCCATATTTTGAATATTACGAAGATAGTATGCGAAAAATATTTAAAACTTAAGTACGGCAAAGATGCAAAGGTATCGCCATTTATTATAAAAAATGAAGATGAGAACGAAGATCTTTTAAAAAGGATTGTTGCATATTCAGCTGAAAAACTACAAGCTGAAGTTAGCTCGATAGAAGAAGATGAGCGGAAAAGATATATTTTTGGAATGATGTCAAAAAACTCATACCTTGATATGTTTCTCGAAAAGCTGAAAAATGAACCTATGACTGTAGAGGATATTGAAGAGTTTTCTCTGGAGATTTATGAAGAGGATGAAGACGATGATGATGATGATGAAAAAGAATATGACTATTTTGATGATGAAGATGAAGATGAAGATGAAGATGAAGATACATCAACTTTTAGCTCTTAGCTTTTTCAATTAAAAAATCCCATTTTAATTCTTTTATAAAAAATTACCGCATCTGCAAAATGCAGATGCGGTAAAGCAAGCTAATCATCCAAACTGTAAGAGTGGAAATTAATTACACTTTCCCCTAGCCAAATATTTAATTCTTTAATTCTTTCCTGCAATGGTGTCAGCTCATTACGCACAAACACCTGAGACGCTTTCACCGCATCACCAAACCCGCCGGAGTTGTCCGGGATAATCCCCATCATCTGTGGCGGCACGCGGTGTGCGCTTAATAAATCATCGCGGCTGGCCTTCTTGATGTTAAAGAAATCGTCTTTCGTCGCCACTTCACTGAGCGGCAGGATTTTGATGCCGTCCGGCTTACCGTTTGGTGCGTACATAAACAGGTTGCGGAAGTTACCCAGCCCTTTTGTATCGCGCATCGCCTGGCGCATCCGGTCAACGTCGCTGCTGCTCTGCGCCGCATCGGTCATATACAGGATGTAACCGGCGTGCGCGCCGTTCTGATAATACTTGCGGCGGAACAGCGTCGCCGCCTCATTCAGCCAGGCAGAGTTAAGCGCGCTGAGGTATTCCGGCAGGCCGTACAGCTCCTGATTGATATCCGGCTCCAGCAGGTGAAACACGCTGCCGGCCGAAAATTCGTGCGGCTCTTTCCAGTCATTCACAAACCAGTAAACACCATCCTTCACGCCCCGACGGGTAAATTTGGCCGGGGTGGTTTCAAGGCGCAGCGGCTTACCCAGGCTGTTACGGCGCAGCTCGGCAAAGGCATTGCCGAAGACCAGATAATCCAGCGCAAACTTGCTGAACTCCTGCTGACTCATCATCGGGTGCGGAATAAACGTTGAGGCCAGAATGTTGCGCTTCACGTAAATAGGCGAGCTGTGATGCACGGCCGAGCGCAGGCTTTTCGCCAGCCCGCTAAAGCTGACCGGCGGCTCAAACCAGCGCCCGTTACCGATGCACTCGGCGTAATCCAGAATGTCGCGCTTATCCATGACCGGCGTCGGATCGCCAAAGGTGAACGCCTCGGCGTGCTGCTGCGGTGCGGTTGCCTGTACCGGCTGCGCGGTGGCGATGTGAGCCTTGCGGCCTCTGCGTTTGCTCATCAGTAAAATTCCAGAATAGAGGGGTTAGCGCCGCCGCTGGCTGCGGT